CTGGACGAGCACAGCAGCTGGCGAAAATACATTCGCGGCATTCAAGAGCTCATCGTTATGGAAGCGCCTGCTTCCGTTATCGAGGAATATAAATACAAAGCAGCCCAGAACTGCTTTCTTGCATTTGCCGACATTATGAAAAAAGGCGATCTGCGCGTGGTTGCCTTTCACGAGGTTATCGCATCGGCATTTGAGGATTTGGCCACTCGGCGTTATCGGCGTCTCATTGTTTCGTGCCCACCTCGATCCGGCAAGTCAATGCTGGCATCGATGTTTGTTGCGTGGCTTCTCGGCCGTGACCAGCAAACACAGCACATCGTGGCGTCCTACGGTCAGCAACTGTCGGGAAAGTTTCATAAAGACACAATCGGATATCTGAAACACCCTGAGTTCAAAAAGATCTTTCCAGAGTGGAAAGGATTTTCTCCGGACTCGAAATATGACATGCTTGGTGGAGGTTACATCCTTCCAACCTCAGTTGGCGGTGTGTTGACTGGATTTACTGCCGGCACCACTAACATCACAAGCCCCGGCGTGGGCTCAATGATTGTGGACGACCCTTTGAAAGACTCGACTTCGACAGCTGCTCTGGAAGCACTGGAGTCCTGGTGGGGCGAGCAAGCATCAACTCGCCGCACAAACAACTGGTGCCAGCTGGTGATTGCCACTCGCTTTCACCAACATGATTTACACGGTGTGTTGTTGGAGGCCGATGGCGAGTATGACGAAGTAGAAAATCCAAACGGTTGGCGCTGGGTGAATATCGCAGGTTTGATTGAGACTGCGGAGCAGAGGCAGCAAGATCCCCTTGAGCGCGACCTTGGTGAGTCCCACTGGCCGTCCAATACAGCCTTCACGGTGGACATGCTCATGGCTCAGAAAAAGACCATGGGGTCGTTTGCCTTTGCCGCGCTGTACCAAGGTAATCCTGTAGCCGCCGAAGGGCAAATCATCAAAGACAGTTGGATTGTGAGAGAAGAGGCGAGTCGGTGCCCCGGATTTGACCTTACGTGGCTCGCCGTTGACTGCGCGTTTTCCGAAAAAGAGATGGCTGATGAGACGGCAATATGCGTGGCATCAATATCCCATCAGACTCCCGGTAAAGTATATATTCGAGAGATCATCACAGGCAGGCTTGGTTTCCCAGACCTGATTGCAAAGGTTAAGCATTTGTATGCTTTTTACAACGCCCGGGTTCTCTGTATTGAAAAGGCGGCGTCTGGACAATCGTTGATTCAAATGTTGAAGAAGGAGACAAAGATACCGATTGAGGAAATGAAACCGCTGAAGTCAAAAACGGTGCGTCTTCAGGCAGTTGCTCCCCTAATGGAGTTTGCTAGGGTGAAGTTTGTAGAGGGTGACTGGATTGACTCGTTTGTCAAAGAACTGACGACATTTCCATTTACCAAACATGATGACCGCACCGACGCTTTTACCTGGGCGCTAACCTACTACTCAATGAAGCTCGACACGGTAGACAAAGGACTTCAAGACGCCATAATCCAGAATAAAAGATTCTATGGGGAGTTGACGCGGCCCGGATTTGGAAATAGCAGTGTGTTTCCCAACCTTAACAGTGGGCGTTTACGAATGTTTCCGGCTGACCATAATTATAACGACCCTGACTATGACACCGTCAGTGGCGAAGCTGACCCCCGGTCATCGTTCGTTAGGGGGGTTCGTGGAGGTAAGAGAGGGATAGGTTGGGATACCGAGATGTGACGAGATGGAACCTCGTAAAAAGTTTCTGATGTTTACACATTAGATACCATGGCATTACATCCTGTTGATCGAAACGAGTCTCTAATGCAAGAGACCACTGGCGCACGTGTCCTGATAACCGATGTGGCAGCAGACCGTCTGCTTGCCAAGGCAGGGAAGTATGGCACAGAGCGATACGGACGATGGTGTGGCGGCAAAGGTGGATTTGACGATTACGCGGAACGCCTCCACTGAGTATATCGAGTGGTTAAACGAGAGAGACTCCTGGTGGATGATGTGAGGGACGCAACCGGGTAAAACTAATCGTCGGTTGCAGTCCTCCAATGCGGTCCGAGTCTCAACTTCAAGGAGGTGGTGAAAATGTAGTCCTCATTGAGCACGAAGCATACCATGTATCCACTGTTGCCACCACCTTACTTACAATGTTGTCAAGCAAAGAGAAACGCAAAACTCGCCGAGCCGAGAACGCCCAAATGTTAGAGCAAACGTACCACAAAGGTATGGACGTCCACCCTCCAAAGTTTCTCACGTGGAAACAGGAGGAATTGTGGAACAGTTTCAAGCGAAATACCGTAACCGTTGGTTTTGGTTCTGCCGGTACCGGAAAAACTTTAATTGCTCTGCACTATGGGCTCTTTGGGATTGCCGAAGGGCAATTTGACAAAGTCTACTACGTTCGCAGTGACGTTGGCGTTGAGTATCAGCGTGGAAGAGGTGCTCTTCCCGGGGACCTCTCTGAAAAAATTGCCCCCCTGATTGCCCCCGTTTTGGACAACCTGCCCTGCATCATGCACTCCCAGGGCGCCGCAGAATACCTACTGAACAAGAAAATCATCGAGCCCGTTCTTCTCGAGGACATTCGAGGTAGATCGTTAAATAACTCTTTTATCATCGTGGACGAAGCGCAGAATTTCTTGCCCTCGCACTGTAAAACCGTGCTCTCTCGCGTGGGAAAAGACTCCAAAATTTGCCTCATTGGAGACACCAAGCAAACGGACCTTGAAGTGTTTCGGCGTGAGAATGGACTTGTTGACGCCATCCATCGCCTTCGCGATCTCCCGGAAGTGGGAGTCGTAGAATTTGGTAAAGAAGACATCGTGCGTAATTCCGTGATCGCACACATCCTTGATCGATACGAAGACTGATGCCAACAAAGGGACCTATAACTACCGCCCGCTCCGGGTCAAAGGGAGCCAAGGGTCCCCCCCTCTACATTAAGGGGAGTGGGCCCACGAGGGCCAAAGTATTGCGTGCGAAAGCGCAAGCGGTTGGTGGCAGAAGAAAGCGCTGTAGAAAAGGGAAAAATTGCTCGGCGGCGTGTATTCAGTCGGGCATGGTTTGTTTGGTCGAGTTTCCGTTGCCGGTTGCGACGGGCATCAGTAACACTCGAAACGCTCTGGCAGATTACATTGCGAAGAAGAATGACATAAAACCCGGCAGCATTCAGGACAAACGAATTAATGCCGCCCTCAACCAGATGAGCTCCATTCTGGATGTGAAAGAGGGTAAGGCTCCTGGTCCACGGAGTAAGACCGGATTGGCAAAACCCGAAGTGTCAGTCAAAACTGACCCTCGGCGTGCTAGTCGGCAAGGGCTTTTGTACAACGAAATACAAGGTCTCAAAGCACTGAAAGATAAACTCAATGACGCTGAAACTCAAACACAAGTAGCAAGGGCCCTAGTCAAAGAAGCAACATCTCGGGGTCTTCGTCTCCCACGCGCAGAGTTAGAGATGATCTACAATGTCCTCCCAGAGGCCACTCAGAAAGCTCTCGCAAAGAGCGGACAAGCAAATGGGCAGTGGTACGCTGGAAGGGATGAGCAAGGAGGATTCAAATTTTCAAAAAGTCAAGGCAAAGAAAGAGCGTTAGCGGTTCTTGACTTGTACCTACGTCAAGGGGGAACGGACGCTTACAACTCTCGAGGAAGCAAAACTTGGGCTCCAGGGGACCTGAGCGTCGAGCACATCATTCCCCTCTCTAAAGGAGGTATTGACGCCCCTTCAAATTGGGTTCTTACTCGCCGGGGCACCAACACCGCAAAAGGCACAAAAGACATGGGGAAATGGATCGACAGTCTTCCCAACTCCCGAGAGGAGTTCAAGTCATACGCAAAAGGATATGCCAAACAGCAGCGGTTGGGCAGAGTCAAAAAAGCAACTGAGGAGGCCGTTGATCCCAGGAAATTGACCGCTCAGCAATTGTTTAATCTCGGAGCACCAAAAATTGCCCGAGCGTTCAAGGCAGATAACAAAGATGTGACCCCGAGTATCTTTACAAAGGAGTGGCTTGGCGTCGGCGAAAGTAGCGGCAGAACAG